TTAGTCGGCGCTCTCCTTCGACTGCAATATCCCAAGCGCGGATATCAGCGCCGCCGAGGCTTGCAAGAGATAGAGCTTGATCTTCGCCTTCTGGTAGGCTTTTCCGACCTCACAAAGTTCGCGAGCGGATGTGGCGTGATCGACCACCAAGTCGAGCGCGTCTGACATAGCCTCGCGCGCCGCAACATCCCGGTCCTCATCGGCCATCATGCGCTCTCCTTCGCCCGCCGCGTGACCGCCTTGAAAACGCAGTGGACGAGAAAGTCCACGACCGAGCGCATCAGCGCGATCTCCTTCTCAGCCTTCTTCTCGCTCATCGTCCCCTTGGCCACCCACTTCGGGTAGACGCGCTGCCGCAATTCCAGCTCGCGGCGGCAGCAGCCCAGGAGATCGTTGAGGTCGACGTCATGCCACGACATCGCCGGATCGCTGATCCGCACGATGGGCGTGCGATGGTCCTGCTGCTTCGGCCACTCCTTGGTCATGCGGCTGCGTCCTCAAAAAATGGTTGAAGATCTGGATCATCGCCATCGTGCAGAGCCGAAATTGCTGCAGCCTCCCGGCAGTCTCCATGAGGTTGCCCCGCTCGGTGGCGTCGAACAATTTCAGCGCATAGTCCTCGGCGAGCATCGCCACGCGCCCGAGCTCGTCGAACGCATCGCGGCGCAGCAGCTCGATCACCGAAGGATCGGGCGGGTCATTGCTGGGCATCGACTATCGCCTGCGCCAAGCGCGCGATCCTCCAGCCCGGCACGTTGGGCCCGACGCGCCACTTGAGGATGTCCTCGGCGTCTCGCATGGCCTCCGACAACGCCCCGTCCGTCCTGAACAAGTCGCCGGTCGTCGCGGTTTTTGGCCTCGATTTTGCTCCGCGCGCGCGTAACCACTTACTTTCCAACGTATGCTCCCAAAAAGAGGGCATTCGAGAAGGAACCTGAACTTCCAGTGGCCCCCCATTTACTGAAGGAACACTGGTTCAAGGTAAGGAACTACTTCATCCGCGCGCGCGACCACGGCAGCATCGGCGCAGGGCTACCCTGCACTTGGAAAACTGGCGTGTTCCAAGTGTTGTAATTCTCTGTTAAAGGCTGGGAGGAGGTGTCGACCAACTCCTCACCAACCTGGGCCTGGGCGGTGTTCGGCCAAATGCGCCGCCCAGGTTCTAGTTCAGCACCTCCCTGGCGAACCTCATCATCTCTTCCATCTCCGCTTCGCGGAGCCACGCGAGCAGCTCGGAACGCGACGCAAGGGCCGACTGATCGACGTAATGCCCTGGATCACCATGCTTGGTTACGAGCGGCCACTCCTTGGCGACGCGCCCAAACTCCCAACCGGCGAAGCGAAACCGCAGCCGCTCCATATCCGCCACGATCAGGACGAAGGGCGAATGGTCGTCGTCGTCTGGCTTGACGATCAGCCGCCCCATTTCGAGAGTTGTCGAACGCACCTCGACGAGCCCGCCGACGTCAGGTTTGTCGATCTCCCCAATCGAGGGCCGCCAGTATCGGTTGACCAAGATCGACGTGGCGAACTCGCAATGCGCGCCGCGAATGTCGTGCTCATCGGTCGTGTGAGGCGGCCCTTCGCCTGGATCACGGTCCAACCGCCGGGCGTTGGCGAACCTTTGCCTCCCAACCCAGGAGCAGACCCGGCTCTCCCAGGACGTGAGCAGGGCGACATCGGTGTCGGCGATGACATCGCTCATGCCCGGCGCTCCAGCCAGTCGGCGAACTCTTCCTCGACCTCGCAGGGGTCCTGAGTGTACTCCCAGTCCTCGCCGTACTTCTTGGTGGCGTAGGTGTTCAGGCCGCGGTCGAAGCGGGATTGATCGAGAGCGCGCATGGACCGCTCATGCCCCTCGGCCTCGCGCTCCGCATCGGCGAAGAGATGGCAAGACCGGCAGACCAACTGGAGGTCGTCGTCCGCTTCCTCGCCGAGCCGTTCGTAGGTCCTGTGGTGCAGGTCCAGAGGCGCGACGTGACCGCATCGCTCGCATGTCTGCCCGCGCAAGCGGATCAAGCGCCGCTTGAGGCTGATCCACTCCTCGCTGTTGATCCGCTCCTCGTAGCGCGCTCGCCACTCTAGCTCGTTCATGCGGCGGCCCTCCGCACGGCGCCCCAGGCCTCAAGCAGGCGGATCGGCTCGTCCCGGCCGATGCAGATCGCGTAGGGGATGCAGAGCCCGGCGCATAAGCGACCGAAATCGCGCTGCGCGTCGCTAACGTCGCTGTCCTCGTCGCGCTTGAGCTCGACGAAGCCGACGGGAAGCTCAGGCGCGAGGACGAGGAGATCGGCGAGGCCGCGCTTCAGGCCGGGCTGGCCGAAGGCGCGCTTGTTGGGGATCGAGGCGACCAAGGAGCCGGGGACGCCGAGGAGCTTCCAGTGATCGACGACGGCGGCGGTGATGGCGTCCTCGGATGGCGTAAATAGATTTCGCTTCCGCGCCATTGCACGCCCCTCAGGCTGCTTTGAAGATTTCCGGCGAGACTTCCTGAAGGCGTTTCAGCGCGCGGACGCGATCCTCGACCACTGGCAGCGGGCCGAACATCTCCAGCCGCGCCTCCGGCGCCAGCAGCGCCAGCCAGCGCAGCGCCAGCAAGATCGACGGCGTGCGGCGGCCCTTCTCAATCGAGGTCATGTGCAGGCGGGTGATGCCCAAGAGCGCGGCGAAGTCGCGCTGCATCATGTCGGGGTAGTGCTTCTGGCGCAGGCGGATCAGCTCGGCGAGCGGGGGCCGGGGGTCGGGGCGTTTGTGCGGTCGTCGGTCCATCGCTCAAGATGGCGCTCGGTCTGTTCTTTCGTCAAGCGGTTTTCGAAGTCGTCCACAAGCAACGTCAAGTCTGTAAAACGTCTAACAGCCCAATGCGACGTCTCGCAACGCCACGCGACAAGTTACGCCGGGGCCAACTTGAGGGTGTTAGACGTTTAACAACCGGCCACAATGGCTGTTAGACGTTTAACAGGCTGTTAGACGTTTAACACTACTTTCATCCACAAGTATTCGCACTGTTAAACGTTGACGAATGGATGGCGCGGGGACAACCTTCGGGCTTTCCGGGAGCCTCAAGATGAGCGATAATCAGCCAGCGGCCGGGGTCCCTTACCAGTCGGTCGCTGCGCCGCCCCCGGACCCAGTACCCCCTACTGCCACCGGGGGCGGCGGCCTGCTCGTCATGATCGAGCGGCTCGCCACCAATCCCGCTCTCAATGTCGAAGTGTTCGACCGGCTGCTCACCGCGCGGCGCGAGGAAGAGGACCGCGCCGCCGAGCGTGCCTTCAACCTCGCGATGAGCATCGCCAAGGGCGAGCTGCAGCCGGTCCTCAAGACGCGCGATGTCGACTACCCGTCGAAGAAGGAGGGCGGCGGGCGCACCAAGTACAAGTACGAGAGCTTCGCCGACGTCGCCAAGGTCGTCGATCCGGTGTTCGCCGCGCACGGCCTCGCCTACCGCTTCGCCGTCGAGCAGCAGGGCGACATGGCCAAGGTGACCTGCATCGTCAGCCATTCCGACGGCTACAGCGACCGCGTCAGGCTCGAAAGCAAGGTCGACCCAGGCAACACCGGCATGTCGTGGGTGCAGGCGTTGGGAACGGTCCTGACCTACCTGCAACGCTATTCGCTGCGCGCGGCCATCGGCCTCGCCGCTGGGATCGACGACGACGGGCGCACGGGCGGGGCCTCCCCCAAGATCAGCATCGAGCAGGCCAACGAGCTGCAGAAGCTCATCGACGACACGGGCCGCAGCCAAGCGACGCTGCTCAGGCTCGTCGGCGTCGACGAGGTCGTCGAGATGACGGTCGATCAGTTCACGCGAGCGAAGGAAGTCCTGGGTCTCGCGAAGGCAGAGAAGGCGCGCAAGAATGCTCCAGCAGGGAACGGGTGAAGCGGCCATGAGCGACTTCGCGCCGCAGGGGAGCGATGCTTGGCGTCAAGCGCGCTGCGGTTCGATAGGCGCGTCCGACGCGCCGAGCGTCGTGCGCCGCACAAAGACAGGCTACAGCGCGGATCGCGAGAGCCTGATGGCTAACAAGGTCCTGGAGCGGCTGACCAACACGCCGGTCGAGATCTACAAGACCGCCGCCATGCTCCAGGGGACCGCGCGCGAGCCTGAAGCGCGCCTGCTCTACTCGATGGTGCGCGGCGTCGAGGTTGAGGAGGTCGGCCTCATCACGCACCCGCGCATCAAGGGATCGCACGCCTCGCCGGATGGCTTCGTCTTGCAGCCGGGCGGCACGGCGATAGCGGGCTTGATCGAGATAAAGGCGCCGCTGCCCGCGAAGCATCTCGACACGCTCATCACCGAGACGATCAGCAACGATCACATGGTGCAAATGATGTGGCAACTGAGCTGCACCGGATATCCCTGGTGCGACTACGTCTCGTTCAATCCTGACTTTCCGCCCGCGATGCAGCTCTGGATCAAGCGCGTCCATCGCGACAACGCGCTCATCGCCGAGCTCGAGCGCGAGATCACGACCTTCATCAGAGAGCTGGAGGCGAAGGTCGACAAGCTCTCGCGCCGCTACGCGATGGCTGCATGAGCATGATGGCCTTTGTCTGGAACGGCGAAGCGATGATCCCGGCGAGGCCGAAGGCCGCCGACAAGGCGTACGTGATCGGCCGCCGCTACTGGCTCGACGAGGTGAGCGAGCGGAGCTGGGCCTCGCATCAGCAGCAGTTCGCGTGGATCGCCGAGGCGTGGGCCAACCTGCCCGACGCTCTCGCTGAGACATTCCCGACGTCGGAGCATCTGCGCAAGGCGGCGCTGATCGCCACCGGCTGGCATCGGGAGGCGATCATCGACTGCGGGAGCCGGGCGGTGGCGGCGCGCGTGGCCGCCTACGCACGCAACGAGGATGAGTTCGCCCGCGTCGTCGTGCGCGGCCCCACGGTCATCGTGCAGAAGGCGCGCAGCCAGCGCATGCACGGCCTCGACCGGATGCTCAAGGGCGAGTTCGAGGCCTCCAAGGCCGACATCCTGGGCTGGATCTCAAACCTGATCGGCGTCGAGCCTGAGCGGCTCCGAGGGGCGGCGTGATGGAGGAGAACTACACCGAGCTGCTGCGGCGGAAGGTTGATCAGTTCACCCGCGACCGTCATCCGTTTGGCCAAGGCCAGGGTGAG